GGCTAAGTCTATCTGTTATGCCAGCCATAGTAGCTTGAGCGGTGCGGAAGTCATTGAACTTATTAAGTTGTAACACCGATACATCTGCTTCACTACCTTGTACGATTGCTCCGTTAGGTGCTTCTGCTAAGGTTCTTGATCTTGTTGTACCGTTCGGGTTGACCATGAACAATACTTTCGCAGCAGCTGCACTGCCTTCGACGATAGCTTTTGTAAGTGCTTCCAACGATTTGAGGTCACCGATATACTCCTCAACAAATCCTCTGCCGTAGTCCTCTCCATCAATCTGGGTGTAACGTAACGGGAGCCACGGGGACTTATCGATTGGATACTTACCCACACTTTCTTCGATGAGGATACCTTTGACATCTTGATAAACGTTGAAGTGATCTCCTTCTCGCACTACCGCTGTGTATAGATCACAAGTGTTTTCCTTTTCCTGTCTGTATACTTCTTCACGAACACTCTCAGGGAGCATCATAGGAGCTACAGTTTCTTTAATAGCTATGTGTGTAACGTTACCCATTGGATCACGCTTGATAACATAACGATCAAGTTTAAAGACACGCATACCACCTTCGTCCGGTAGATATAACAAAGAGTTACCAGTAACAAGTAAGTTCTTGAGTGCTTGGAAGATACCGTTCCTAAAGTTCTGTACTTCTACCTCCTGTGATACACTACGCTCTACATCAGCTAATGCTTTCTCTAAGTCAGTACGTAGTTGTTCAGCTCCTTCTACTCCTATATCTTCCTTCGCTTTATCCAACTCATACTTATCTATAACAAGTCGGAAGAACGGAGCGTTAGGTGGTAGCAATGCAAGTAATAACTTACTACTTAGATTTAATACACCTCTAGCTCCTATACCTTGGTACGGTGTGTAGTACTTACTAGCGTGACTGTGACCGTCAGGTGGTAAGACATAAGGAAGTGTAAGCTCAGAAGAAGTACGACCTCGATCTAAGAAAGAGTACCGTTGGTTCTCTAAGCTGTGGTATAGCCCTTGGGCTGTTTCTTGCATACCGATTAGTTAATCTCGTCACTCGTCCACTCAGGACCACTCAAGATGCTTAGTATCTCTTCGTGTGTGTACTCCGTCTTGCCGAGCAAAAAGAATGGTTGTGTGCCTTCGTACTTAACGAATGTCTTTGCACCGTCTAGTGAGTATCGAAGCGTGTCGGCAGATGTTTCAGCTACTTGATCGAAGTCTACCGAGCTAACCTCTGATGCGTCTATTATTACATAATTTTTCATGGCTACTTACGATGGTACTGAGGTTGAGAAGGTAGGACCGTTGGTTCCTGTCCCATCATTAGTGCCAGAATTGGCAGCATTCTCTACGTTTGATATAGTGTCACCATTAGCGGGGCTTCCACCGCTACCTGTATCAGATGCGTGATCTCCTATTCTCCACCAATGTGTAAGGTCTGCTTGTTTATCGTACCCACCTGCGGCACTAGAAAGATCAATAGGAGTACCATTGTTATACAGAGCTAAAACATCAGACGAGTCTAAAGCTGCATCCCACAGACTTATTTCATCGTACAAACCGGCTTCATACAAAGATACTGTTCCAAACTGACCTATGCGAAAAGTAGCGGGGCTGGTGGCTAATGTAGTATTAGATGCTGTACCTGTTAAAACTGATGAGCCATCTATATAAATAGCAACAGAACCACCATCAAATACCGCTACATAATTGTGCCACTCCGTATCATTAGGTACACTACTAGCTACATCAAAACTTTCATTAACTCCATTTTTAGCATTAAATGTTTGAATACTTCCACTAGAAGACCAACCGTAAGACGTGGTTGAAGAACTCCACCATCCGATGTTAGGTATTTCACCAGCAACGGCAGGCTTGAACCACACGCTAAGGGTTTGTGCGGAAACACCTGACATACTGCTTATTGATCCGCAATCAACATAATCATTCGAGCCGTCAAACGATCCGCTAAATGAATTAGAGACTCCTGCAACACCGTCACTAACATACCCTCGCCAATTAGCACCGTCATAGATGATGTAGTTCTTGGTATCTGTTTCAAAGTAAGCATCACCCGCAGACGGCGAGCCTGGACGAGTTGATGATGTGGTTGTTGGTATTGTTGTTGGCATGGCTATTAAGAATCGTTGTTAAAAATGTACCAAGCACTACCATCGTAGACGTAGAAGTCATTGGTATCTGTGCCGAATGCGATACCCGCTTCTCCCGCAGATAATGACGGTGTGCTTGCTAAGATATTAGCTTCGGTGTCTCGTATGGTTACATTGAAGGGCGGTACGATAGGACTACCAACTACGCCTAAACTAAATGTCGGAAGAACGAACATCTGTTAAGCAACGGTGTCTCCGGCTAAGACGAATGTATCAGCAGCGTAAGCAACAATGCTCGCTACTCCGTATTGACCGTTGATCTTAGTGTGGGACTGTCTGTTGTTGATGGTAGTTCCTGAAGCACTGAACGACACTTGACCCGCTCCCTTTTGTACGAAGCTACAATTAAACCCAGCTCCCAAACCGCTTGGTACTGTGACAGTTACAGCAGAAGCATTATCAAGTACTACTACTCTTCCGTTATCACTCGATAACAATGTATAAGTGGTTCCTGTTTGATCTTCAATTGAAGCGTCGAATCCTAGTATAGCTTCACCGTCAAAGTTACCGTCTGTTAAATCACCAGCTGATACACTTTGTAAATAGCTGCTTAAGTCTTGGTCGCCTGTATTCGTACCGCTTAAGTTACCGAGGTTCGTGATGTCGGATGCTGTAACAAACTTGTTGGTGGTTGAAGCATCGTCGATGTCATCGGCATCTAATACTACTGCACCTGTTGCTGTGTTAACGCTTTGTACGGGAGCTTGTCCCATTAAATTGGTAACGGTTACTTTTTTTGTTGTGGTATCGGTGTCGTCAACAATAGCAAAGAGATCGGCTCCTGCTGGTGATGTAAGCTCGGTAAGCTCTGTTATTTTTTTATTGGCCATGAGTATTAAGCGGGTTCAAATAATAATATTTCATTTAGTTCAGTTGTCAATGGTTCACTTGCTTCTGTAAAGATCGCTCCGTCAATGACTTCTTCTTGTGGTGCGTCAAATCCGTAGAGCTTTTCAAAGGCAGGTCGAATGAAGTTACCGGGCAACGGTGTTATGTTGCTAGGTTTCTCTATCGACTGTATGAGAAGTAATGACATTCTTTATAGAGAGTCAACAGTACCAGATGCGTAGACGCTGTGAGTTCCAGATGTGTAAGCACTGATATTAGCTCTAATCTTTTCGTAGTGTCCGTGGTCGTCACGAATCATAATTGATCCGTCCGTTGTAACAGATTGACTGTGAATAACGTGCCAAGCAGATGACTCACTGAAGTAAGCTTCGATGTCTACTGTTGCAGTACCCGCTACTGTGGTTGCTATTAAGAACGTCCATCCCTTAGAACGCTCAACTGAGAAACTATTACCCGCCCCTGACGAAGTGCCATCTGAGAGTAAAGTCTTTTTATCAAGTGTGCGAAGACTCATGTTTATTTATATTACTTTGTTAATTTACTACTATGAAGAAAACTGTACGCCAGTACCACCGCTTCCACCCATTCCGATACTAGGACGACGACGAGCAGTAACTTGAGCCGTACCTCTACGACGTTTAGTAGGTTGAGTAGCTCGCTTTGTTGGTGCTTTCTCAGCCATAGCTAATGGAGGTGGAGGTGGTGCTGGCGGAGGAGGTGGTGGTGGTATCTCCGGCATAGCGGGCATCTTAGGTTGACTGAAACACATGGCTAATTCTGTACTTGTTTGGTTACTATATCTTGTTGAAGTTGTTCGTCGTAAGTCTGTTGGAGGTAGTCAATTACATGACGTTGTCCTGACTTATACCATATCACTCTGTCTTCGTCTGTCAAGAGGGGACATTTATCTGGGAACAGTTTGTCAAGTTTATTGATAAGCTCTTGTGACAGAGCAGGTAGTACTATTTCTTCGTTACTCATGTTCTCTATATCCTAGATCGTCTAGTTCCTTCGGGAGTTTACCGTTCTTGATTTGTTCTTCTGTCCACGCCCAAGCTGACGCATTCCAAAGGATAGCTGCCGCATGGTCCTCAGTACTATCGCCCTCCCCCAACGCCAACAGATGTCTAAAAATACTATCATACAATCTACTTAGTGGGAAGCCTTGCTTCCAGTTGTTGTCTCCGTAAAGCTTTCCGCCATCTTCAAATCGTTTGGCGAGACAGCGTAAGGCGATTGGAGGAATAAGGCTGGGTCGTCCCCGTCCAATGTCCCCGTCACGTTTAGCCCCTGTTGAGAAATCTTTAGTATATCCTTGGTTTGGTAGTTCTTTGGTGTCCATAATCTTTTAATAGTATTTGTTCTGAAGCAGTAGTTATCTATGCGGAGGAGTCGTGCCATCCAAGCGTTCATCAATGCGTCTTGTTCTGTGAGTCCCGCTTTCTCGTAGCACTTTACTACAGTCTCCCAGGTGTACCCGTCCTTATCTAAAACTTTCTTAGCTGTGACTGGTCCCATCTTGGGTACGCCTTTGAATCCATCCGTTACATCTCCTGTTATTGTTTGTATTAAGTGGAAGTTATCTGCCTCCTGCTCTGTTGGTTGATGGTACTCTCCACGGTTATAGTCGTAGTAGATACCCGGTACTCCTTTGAAGTCCTTGTCTATAGATACTATAATCGTTTCTTCATCCATCTCTTTGTCAGTAGCTAAGATAGATATAACATCATCAGCTTCAAGGTTAGCCCACATCACACCACCCAGTTCATCGATGATCCATTGCTTGACTTGTCGTAAGATGATAGGCAAGCGGGACTTAGAACGATTAGCTTTGTACTCTGGATTTAATTTACGACGGAAGTTAGCACGGTCAGACAAACACAGTACGACATACTCAGTCTTTAATTGTTCTTTGAACTCTTGTATGCGATTGATTACACGAGCTTTAGCTAAGGCCATGTCTGCGTGTACTGTCCACATCTCGTCCTTCCAGTTGATTGATTCTTCTGCGACAACAGATGCTTCAAAAGCTAGGACATCTGCGTCAATTAATAATGTTGTTTTACTCATAATATATACTCCAGTTGTCTTGGTATTTTTTGAATCTTGATTTAGTTGGGTTGATAGGATACAGCTTAATTGTTTTACTAGTCACTGCATTCCTGGGCATCATCCACCATTGTTTAAGAGGTGCTAGGTATATAGCTACTACATCGATAACAGCTGACATGTGTTCCTTAGTGCCTGTGCCTGTACCTGTGTTAACTGCGTAGTGGTTTCTAACTTTCGTTGACGTACTCTTTACTTGTACCTTTAGATCACCCGCCGGACAGTGAACGATGAAGTCCCAAGGCATAGGTGTTGTAGGTGTGTGCGGCTCGAAGTCTCTCTCTAAGCATTCAGCTACGAAACGTGTCTCAGCTATAGCTCCTATTCTCTGTGAGTTTGATGATGGCATGGTTAAGTCTTGGGTATCGTATAGAGTGGCGAGGGTAGTGTAGCTATCGTATTGTATTTCGTCCATCTGTTAGTGTGTCTCCGCCCAGTTGTTACCAATCTTGAACTCACCGTCTAGCTGTACGTTCATCTTCAACTGTCTACCTGCTGCTGCTATAGCTTCGACTGCTAACACTCCGAACGTCTGTGCTTTATCTGGTACTACCTCAGCTTGGAACTCATCATGTACGTTAGCTACAAAGCTATACTCTCTACCGTGTTGCCACTTCAGTTGGTTAAGCTTATGAAACAATTGAATCAAAGCTACCTTCATACATACAGCACCTGCACTTTGTAATAACATATTGAGAGCTGCGTGACTACTGCGTATCGGTAGTATGCGTCCGTCTAAACCTTTGAGTTCTCCACCTGCTTTCGTCTTGCGTTGTACATCTTCTTGTAAACGAGCGAGTGCAGGTAGACTACTAAAGAACTTACGTTTGAGTTGCTGTCCTAGTCTAGCATTACCTCCAGCTATATTACCTATCATCTCATCACCTGCTCCGTATAACAAAGCATAGATGAATGTCTTAGCTTGGTCTCTTGTCTCCAGTCCTGCTGCCTTTTGATTGACGGTGTGTACATCTCCTTCCGTTACAATCTTAGCGTACTCACCTCTATCGTAGAACGCCATGTAGTGTGCAAGCATACGAAGCTCAAGACCACTAGCGTCGCAACCTACTAACTTGTAACCTTTACGTACTGTGAATAACTCACGACACTCCTTGCCGTAGTCAGCTCGTACACTGGGTACTTGTGCTACATTGGGTGTGCTGTGCGTACATCTACCTGTTACTGCACCGTTAGTATTTACTCTACCGTGTATCACTCCGTTCTTCTGTAGCTTCAGCCACGCTTGTTGACCTTCGGCTAACTGACCCAGTCTCTTCTGTACTAAAAGAAAAGATAACAAGTCTGCTGCTATAGGATGATCGATACCTTTGAGTACAGCTTCATCTACCTTGTATGTCTTACCATCATTCTCAGTGGGAAGTTCGTAACCTAAAGACATCAAGCGTTCAGCTATTTGTTTACGACTGCCGGGGTTGAACGGTATCTCTTTGACTGCGTTGCCTTGCTTGACTGCGTTCTTAACTAGAGCTTGTACTTCACCTGCTTCCTTTAACTTCAACTTGATGTCGTTCTTAGTCTTACCTTCGTAGGTTGCTTGGTCTGTTGTTAACGTCCAACCGGCTGCACTCTTCATCTCTACCTTTGTAGGTTTCCAAGCATTCTGTAAGTCAGTAGTTAGCTTGGCTCGTATACCCATAAGCTTGGCAGTTAAGTAGTCAGCCTTGTCCATGTCTAACTTAAAGCCGTGTCGTTCCTGTTGACTGATGATAAACTTAAACCAATGTTCGATAGCTATCATCTGTGGGCTAGGGTTTTGTTTGAACAAGTGATCGTATAACAACTGTGTCACAACTACATCACGTTCACAATACTTACGCATCTCTTCATCGTACACCTCGAACGCCTCGTCGTCCTCTCCGTATGTTAACTTAGTAGCACTGCCCATCCTGTGTCCCCAAGCCTTCAAGCTGTGACTACCTACTAACTCCTTATCGAAGTCGTTACGGGACCAGTCATCGTTACGTAAGTCAGGGAAGGTACACCTAGATAGTACAAGAGTATCAAGTACATTAACTAGTGGAGGTGAGAAACCGTACAGCTTCTTCAGTGCTGGTATATCGAAGTCGATAACGTTGTGTCCGACTAATCGTTCTGCTTGTGATAGCATCAGTAAGCCACGCTCTATACTTTCCCCGTGAAACGTCAGCATCTTAGGGAGCATAGGATCGTAGATCGATAAGCAGTGGCAGGTGTGTACGTCAGATAGTGTAGCCCAATCGTTAATCTTGTTGGTCTCTATATCAAAGAATAGTGTTCGTGTCATGCTTCCTCCTCTTTATTTTTCCACTTCCTAATTTCTAAAAATGGGGGAATGTGTTTTTTGTGAACAAGATAATCGGAATAGTTTTCTCTTATTCTACCTATTAAATCAAGATACCTACTATACAAGCAGCACCATTCCTCCATCAAGAAATCCCCCGGCGGATTCATGTGAGCACGAACATTAACAACCTCATCGATTTGTTGAAATATGTGAGACAATTCTAGTAGTAAACGTTTCTGCACATGAGGTAAACTATCGTCGTCTCTGTGCAGTTTGTCGTCCATATCTATTAGTAACTCTTCAGCTGTGTATTTAATTTTTGTTTTTTGTTTATGCGATATTTCATCCAAAGATGCTATGTCTCGTATGGTTAGTAGTTTCTTCCTTATACTTTTTCTCATTATTAGAATGGGTTATTGGTTTCATCGTTTGGTTTAAACACATCAGGACTGTATCGTCCCGTTGCATTGTCGTAGTGCAGTGTATCACAGTGTCCTGTCTGTCCGCTGAATCTATTCTTTAATACACGTACTCTTGTTTCGTTACTGATTGTCTCACTCTGTTGGTTACGTTCTAAGCCTATAACAATATCAGATAGCTGTGCTATAGCTTGGCTACCTCTTAGGTGGTGTAGACTTACTCGTCCTCCTTCTTCGTGTCCGCTATCGACACGCTTCAAGTGAGACACTAGTACCATACCGCAGCCTGTCTCTTCGACTAGACTTCTAAGCTTGGTCATGGTGTTATCAATCAAGCGACGCTCGTCGTCTCCTTGGATACCACTAACTACAATCGATAGGTGATCTAAGAATATCCACTTACAATCGTACCCTTTAATTAGATACTTGATCTTACTTAGTAGGTTATCACTATCCATACTACCGAAGTGATCGTAGGTGTAGAAGTTCCCGTTACCTACTGTCTCTTCAAACGCAGGTCGTAGTACCTCCTCACTTGTGTCGTCCTCTTCTAAGTGTATAGGTTTGTTGATGTGGATACCCATGATACCAAGTGCCGTCCGCCTGACTGACTCCTCTAGTGCTATGTATCCTACCTTCTCGTCTAACCCTAGTATATGATGAGCGATCTCTCGACAGAACAAGGACTTCCCAATCCCACTACCCGCACATACGGTTACTAGTTCGCCTTGTCTCATACCTAGAGTTAACTCATTCAACCCACTATATGGATACGGTATAGATTTACTGTGTTCTCTGTCAGCTATAACATCCCATAGCTCCTTACCGTTTACAATACCGTCTGGTCTGTACTCTCTTGCATCGAACAAGCAACTGACTAACTCCTTAGCTCGTCCAGCTACTAACATATCGTTCGGGTCTTTGAGTGGTAGCTCTGCGATTCGTGCTTTGCCGGGCGTTAGAAGTGCTGCACATTCAGCTGCTCCCTTCCGTCCGACATCGTCCATATCAAAGCAGAAGACTACTTGTTCGTAACGGTCTAACCAATCGATAGCTTGAGCTACAAATTTTTTTGCTGCTCCCGCTCCGTTAGGTACAGATACTACAGGCCACTTGTTATCCATAGCTTGACTAGTACTGAGTGCATCGATCTCACCTTCAGTCACAACGACACGCCGTCCTCCGTCACGCCAGAGGTGCTGACCATATAACCCGATCAGCTCTCCTTTAATAGCGAATTGTTTATTAGCGTAGCGTATCTTCTGACCGCAAGTCTTACCGTCTCTAGTTTTATAGTTAGCTATCTGACAAGGCTGTCCGTTATGATTGCCCAACCAGTAGCCCCACTTCCGACAGGTGTCTTCGGTAAGGCTA